CCTCTTGCTGTTCTTCGTCGTCCCAGTCGTATGGCATGGCTTAGTCCCCGCCGCGCATTTCCTGCAACAGGGCCAGCAGGTTGCCTATCTGGTCTCCAGTGAGGCCCGGTCTGGTGAAGAACTCGGGTGGCTCCCAGTCGTCTGGTATGTTCCCGTCTGCGTCGATTCCCAAATAGGCTGCCATTGCACCGGGGTTCACGGCCATGATTCCTGCAAGCGCCTTGAATGTGTCCGACTCGACGCCCATCTGGGCTGCGATCAGGCTGGCAGCACGGTCTCCTGACCGTACCTCGCGCTCTAGCTTATTGGCGGCTTCGGCCAAATCACCTTCCGCGTCTATTTCTGCTGCGGCCAACTTCTCTTCTAGGTTTTGCTGTGCTTCACGCCACTTGGCTTCTTTGTCGGTCTGATACTGGGCGAGCGTCATCGACTTGCCGTCAGGGCCGGTAAGCAACTGGAACTCTTTCTCCAGAAGGCGATCTAACTGCGCCTCTTTGGCCTGATGGGCCAGAGAGCCTACCTGAAGGTCCATGCGCTGTAGACGGGACGCCTTGGCTTCAGAGAACTCCCTGCGGGCGTTCTCGACCTCCAGATTGTACGCCTTTTCGTCCAGACCAAGCCTTTTGGCGAACTCGTTCTGCCGCTGTTTCGCTTCCGCGTCGAACATGGACCTTTCGGCTGACAGTCTGTCCTGCTGCATTTCGCGCTGTGCGCTGGTGGCCACGTTCTGTTCCTTCTCTCGCCACTCCAGCTCCGCACGCTGCATGGCCTCTTCTGCGGAGATGGCTCTTCCTTGCTGCTGTTCTTCAGATCTGATGCGGTCGGCTTCCAACTGCAGGTTCTCGCGGTCAAGCTGCAGTTGTTCCGTGAGCGCATCGCGTCTCTGGGACAACTCCGCTTCCTGCATGGCCCAGCGTTGGGAACGCTCCCTGCCAGCCTCGCGCTCCTCCATCTGGAGACGTTTTGCGTCTTGCTCTAGGCGGTCCCTGTCTAAGCCAGCAGCCTCCCACATCTGCTCTCGCCGCATATCCATTTCGGCGTAGTCACGGGCAAGTTCGTCGTCCTTTATCTTGTAGTCCCGTGCTATCTGGTCGGCACGTAGCTGAAGCTCTTTGCCACTGATGTTTTCTTGCATCAGACGGTCGGCACGCGATTCACCTAGTTCCTCTTGTGCCCAGTCCTTTTCGGCCTCCAAACGAGCTTCAGTGACACTGAGCTGCCTGCCTTCCAGTTCGGCACGCATCTGAATGTCTTTCAGGCGGAGGTCAATCTCTCTGTCGAACTGCTCGCTTTGCAGGTTCATGCGTGAGCGTTCTATGTCGAACTCTTCACCCCTGAGCGCAGCCTCCTGCTCCATGGCTTTCAGCCTGAGGTCGATTTCGGCTGCGTCACGAGCTTCGCTTACGTCTATTTTCCTGCCTTCAAGCTCGGCGGCCTTCATTGCTTCGGAGGCACGCTGGTCAAGTTCTTCCCTGCTGAAACCAAGCTCTGCTATGCGGGCAGCCTGTGTCTCGTGGAGAGCGCGGGAGAACTCGCTCTCCTTCTGTTCCATGCCTGCACCGAACTGGTACTTCTCCTGCTCGAACTGCGCCTGAGCCATGGCGTCAGCCTTGTCCATTCCTTCTTTTTGTAGTTCCTGAGCCCTAGTCTGCAGTGCGATATTCGCCCATGTCGCACGATCCTGCGATTCTGTTGCAGCAAAGTCGCGCACCAAGCCGTATTCCTGCTGCATGCGCTGGTTGTTTAATTGCTGCAGCAATCTGCTTGTTTCTGTTGCTTCAACACCCGAGCCTATGAGGCCGCGCTGCGACATTCGTTCGTCGAGCGTAGCCATGGACTCTTCTTGTGCCGTCTGGCCTTGCTGTCGTATCAGGTTCAACCCCTGCTGGATCATGGGGTTGGCATAGCGACTGGTTGGGGTCGCCGGATCTGTCGCATCCTGCCCTTCTGGGCCCTCAGGCGGGGCGGGGAGCGTCGGAGCGTTTTGCTGTGTAGCGTACTGATCTACTTGAGGAAACTCAGAATCCTGTTGTCCGTCTGCAACGTCTTGCGCCGAAGGGGGCGCAATCGTCGGAGTTGAAAAGTCTATAGCCATTTATTATGTCCCCAAGTCGACGAAGGCCATCTGGTCTATAGTAGTGCCTTCACCGTCAAACTTTGTATATGTACCGTCTGCATTCTTGAACACTGGTATCAGCCACATGTAATAGTGGTCGCTACCGTTGCGTGTAACTGTTTCGTCGCGCTGTCTATTCACTCTCATGTCTCTGCGATTAGAGGAGACGCTTGTACCTGCGGCGTAGTCGACACCGCCTCCGCCGGAACCGTCGTGTTGGAGATGGGCTTGCACGTAGAGGGTTGCTCTGGATGCTTGGAATCGGACAACTGACGTGTTCGACCCCTTGTCCCTGTTGCCCAGAACGACGACACGCTGTTGCTCATCCCAATGGGACGCCAAGTGACGCGACAGGCGACTATACCACGGCTGAACCGCACTAAGGCCCTCGGTAATTGCCACGACACTAGAACCCTTCCCGTAACGGCTCTGCGATTGCTTCCATGCTTCCTACAGAGACGTTATCGGAACTTGTGATGTTTAGTTGCAGTGAATACCCCTTGAGAGATGTCCTAGATTTCTTTGATCTTGGCCTGTCACCTGCCGATACGGGCATGGTGAGGGTCTTAGTCGTTCCATCGCTACCATCGGCTACAGGCGTGACGGAGAGTGTGGCTTCTGCGCCTTGAGACGACGCTACACGCAGTGTGCGTAACCTTTTGCGGCGTGTCTGGCTACCGAACAGCAGAGGACGCGACAGCACCCTTAGTTGTATATCTTCACCGTCGTCTGCCGTAGTCGTGCTTGCGTTGTCGGTGTTACCGATTTCGAGCTTTCTGATAAACCCGTCGTAACCTGCACTCCACGGAGCAGAGATCTGCTCTTCGTCGTCGCGGTCGGCGGCAAACAATGCGGCGTGATCGTGCGCTACGGTAGCCAGCGCGAGGTTGTCGCTGTCGTCTATCTGCACATATAGTCCGGTATTCGCTAGTACGAGATTGCCGTTCACCACGCGCACTTGTTTTTTGTCAGTTGAATCGGAGAACAACAAGTTACCCTCATCTGAATGAGGAGGATCGTAATCGTCAGATAAGTCAGTGCTGGTATTCACATACAGGGTACCAGAGCCTTCGGCTACGTGCTTGTCGAGCATGATACAAGCAGGTGTCGTCGCAGTGGGGGGTCTCCAGCGGAACACATAATCATTCTGCCCACTAGCCGCTGGCAGGGCACACCAGTATTCGTTCTTCTGCGGCCAATACATGGAAGACGGGATGCCTTGCCCATTTTTAATGTTCGTCCAAGCAAGGGTATCCAAGAAGCTCTGGATAGGACGCGATACTAGCTGTATCTGTCCACCTAGCTGATAAAACTCGAATCCTCTTTCACTCAGCCAGCACACGCCCTGCTCACCTACTTGTGCTATGGATCTGAACGCGAGACATCCGGTAGAACGCGACAGACCTCTACCGCCTGCCTCTACTTCCAAGGTGGCGAACCCAAAGCCCTCCAGATAACTCGTCGATTCACGCTTGAACGCAAGCAATACAGTACCCATCTGGTACAAGCCGGTGAGTTCTTGCTCGCCGTCGTGTGTTGTCACTTCTACTGTGTAGCCATCCGGTGACGCCCAAGTATCGGGATCTCCTGCCGAAGAAGCCGCAACCGTGACACCGCTGTGTCCTGCTACATACAGCCTGTCGTTGAACACCGCACAGAACTTGGCATTGGCTGGCTCATTGGAGAGCGTGCCCCATGTAGTGCCGTCCCACTTGTATATGTTGGTTGATCCGTTGGTACATATAAGCAGGTTGGCGGCACCGACGCGCATCTGCGCCGTATCCCAGTATGCTGTCGATAGGCTTGTTGCACCGCTGGGATTAGTCCAAGTCAGCCCTTCGTTGGTCGAATAGTAGAACTTGTCGCCAATGAACGCGCACAATTGCTGTGCACCAGCCGCTGTAAAGAACTCTGTTGCACCATAGCACTGTGCCCCGCTGTTCAGTGCAGACGCATGGGTCTTCGCACTGCCCTTGCGACGGTCGATTTGGTTGCCCACAAATGACACACGCCCGTTAAGCAGTAGCTCCACCTCGTCCTGTTGGAACTCAGTGGGCGCGGCGGAGTCCTGCATCCCCCGTGCGAAACTTACCTGTTGCTCAACTTGCGCTTGCATTCTAGTCCTTCAGCAGTCCTACATACTCAAGCAGACCAAGGCTGTCGGGCTTGAAGCTCGCGCCGTTGGCTGTGAGTTCGTCGATGTCGATGGGCTTGGCGTCGATCTCGGTCTCATCGTTCAGCATTTCGACGAAGGCCTTCGTAAACTCTTCCCAGCCATCATCCTCTGGGGTGATAGCCTCTGCATCTTTAGGTGCGTGTGCCTTAATGAGAGTGTCACGAGCTTCTGTTATGTCGCCAAAGGCTTCCGCTACAGCACGCTTCGAGCGGCTGACGTGGAGAGCTATCGGGCCGGGTAGCCTGTTCTGGCTTACATCGGCGAGTGCTTCGATGACACCTTCTAGTTGCGCGT